TTTTTGTTTAGGAGTTGGAATATGGCTTTCAATAATGTCATATTCATCATAATATGGATCAATATTTCCACCATCATTTTTTGATGACTTAATGATAAATTTGTGAATATCTACATCTTTTCCAACCACATAGAGTTGATTACTGCACCAATTTGGCATTACTTATCTCCTTGTTTTGACATATGAATAACAAAGGCCAATCTTGACCTAAGATTATCGTTTGCTTTATCTAACTGTTCCCATTCTTCTTTTGTAAATTTTGAAGTATCAATGATACGCATATTTGCAGCATCACCATAATTTCCATCTTCAGCAAAATATGTTACTGAACTCATACTACTAAATACCCCGTTCCTATTCTTATTGTTTCAATTGTAGTTCCTGTATATGAATCAACAATTTCCATCATTACATCATCATAGCCTTTCTTTCTCCAATCTAATAAAGCATTAAAAGCTTCTTGCAAATCTGAGTATTCGTCATATATACCGCCTACCCAAACAATTGCATAATATGTTTTCATCTTTTCTCCATATCTAATTCCCATAGCGAAAAGTCTTGATTAAATTCAAAATCAAGTTCACTATCATAAATTTCCAGACATTCTCTTTTTGGAAAGTGATTTGAATGATAGTGCATACCATCAACCAAAGCTTCTTTTACATCTGTAATTTCATTTTCTGAATAGGGGTTTGTCATTTTGACTGAGCCTTTCTAATCACATTGATTAATCTTTGAGCTTCCATAAAGTTTGGATGATCCTGATTTCTTACTGCAAGGTTTCTCATAAGCCAAGCAATATCTTTCTTTCTCATTTCAGGAATATCCATTGTTTTAAGAACATCCCCAAGTTGTTCAAAAAGATTTTCTATTTCATTCATCTACTTTCTCCCATACTAATTTTCCATCTACTTTGTTTGCAAAATGAAGAGCATCGTTTTCATTAAGCCAAGTCCAACTCCATTCGCAACATGGAGTATTATCTTTGTTTATTGTTGGATGACAACCTTTTCCAATTGCTCTACCCATTCCAGGAAAATACTCAAACATTTTGACAACACAATCATGACACATTAGAAATTGCACTGTTGCTTCAAAATTGTCATTGAATTCGTTATAACCACCGTTAAGACGAATATCAAATCCATTTACTGGAGTAAAAGCAAAATTTCCATCATATGGTTTATCAAATGGTTTGTTGCAATGATCACAACTAAAAAAGACTTCATTCATTCTTTTTCTTCCTTTGGTTGTTCAAGTATTTCTTTTAGCAATTTAATTGCCCTAAATGTCTTATCCCTTTCAGAATAAGTAATTTTGGACATAACAAATTCAGCTTCTGATTCATTAAAGCCGTGATAAATAATATACATGGCTTTTTCTCTTACATATTTTCCACCAGTAAGTGGATCAATTCTTTCATTTGTTTCCATTGTTATCTCCTATTCACTAAACATTTCTTTAAAGCATTTTGGATGTGTACCAGTCATCATTATTTCTCTCAATTCTGGAGAGAGGAAATGAAATACGTCTTGAATATAATTTTTTTCATGTTTCCATGAAATAAAATCTTTTCTTGATAGGTAAATGTTATTTTGCCATCCGCAATGAAAACATTTGTTTGTAATAACAATTGTTTCATCTTCTGGATTTTGCAAAAATACAAACTCCCTAATTTTTGGTTCTATCAATGACATTTTGATTCTCCTTATTACTTGTAATTTTGATCACCATAGCCAGCAGTAATGTCTGACCTAGTGTTTAGCAATTGTAACTCAGATTTTTTCACCCAGAAATAGTTACATTTATGTAGCAAAGCAGGTGTATATTCTTTTCTAAAGTTAATTTCTGATTCTTTCAAACCTTTATGCTGACAGTCTTTTTCAAAACAATAGTCATAACCAGCTTCAAGTCTTTCGTCAAGAAATTCTGAATAGCAGTATTTACATTTTGCCATTTAAGCACTCCTTTCAATAAAAAAAGCCTGGGCAATTCCCAGGCTTTTGTCTAAGTATTTAAGTTTTCTATCTATCTTTGTCAAAACTTTCTGTGCTTGAATATAGTTCACTTTCGGTTATACAAGACTTATTGGAAGTACCATAAGATTTCCTAACCACAAAAGTATCGTTTTTTCTTGCTTCTTCAATTTCAGCCTTTGTAAAGCTAAACTCATCTGTATAAAACTTTTCATTTGCCATTTTAATTTTCCCCTCTCATATTTTTCCTTTGAAGTTCAATTAATTCTTTTCTTTGATCATCAAAAAGACGAAAGAAATAGTCATCATTTTCAAAATCAACAACTTTCCCTTTTTTGTTTTCACGCACTACTTTTTGTTTGGCAAGGATAAAGATAAGCTTTACGTCATCTCCATTCCTATCCCAATACATTCTGTTACCCAATGTCTTTTCATAAAGGGTATCGTGTTTCTTTTGCTTTTCTCTACGAGCAAATACAACTTCTGACTCATCTATAATTTCAATTTCCATTACTTATCCTTTCCTATTCGCAATTGTCACTTGATGACAAATGAGTAGTGATATTTATTTTTTCATCGCCAACAATAGCGATATTGTCAATATTTGCAGCACAAACAGCATTACCTAAATGCTTTGCTTTAGCACCAACAAAATACTTTGAATAAGCAGTTCCGTCAGGAAAAGAAATACTTGTCCCAACATGATTTGTATTGCTTTGAGCTTGCCTAATCAAATTGCTTGAACTAATCATACGCAAAATGCTATAGCCATCTACTTTTCTACCACTATCAAATACACAAACATATTGAGTATCTGAACCGTTAGTAATCTCAAATACTTCCGTAACAGTACCAATAAGGTCATTATTTACCTTGATACTATTGCCAATAAGCGCATAAATGCGTTCTTTATTGCTACTCATTACACAACCCTTTCCCCGACATAGTTGATTATTTTGTGTTTTAGGCAAACTTTTATCCAATATAAAGCGAATAAATAACTTCGCTCAATTTGCGACATAAAACTCACCATTTAGAAATTCTATCAGGTTGGAATAAGGTAGAGAAATGCTCAGATTTACTTATTGTAAAGTCAAAGAATGGATCAAAAAATTGATCATAATTGACTAAACTTACAAGTTTGTAAGTCGCGCATGGGGGGTTGTAAGATTACAGAGTTGTAAGACTTGAGGATTTAGATAAAAATTTATTTAAAGCTTTGGCTAAAAAACACCACGCAATATTTTAGCGAATTCATACAAAATTTTAATATGCGCTAGGAACGGTATATTTATCTTTTAACTTTTTTCTTTTTTCCAGTTGGTTTTGGCTGATTTGTTTCTATCTTTTCGCCATCAGGTTGTACAAATGTTCCTACTTTTTGAATAAAGTCAAGCATTCTTCCTTGATATGCAAATCTACCTAAATGTGTTAATTCAATAGCAGGATCAACCCAAACTTCTCCACCAATTTTTTGCCAATATCTTCCGAATCCATAATCTTCAGACAAAAAGCGACCTGTATCTTCATCAATATATGAATTAAAGAAAGCATAAGACCAATTTTTTTCATCGCCTTTTAGAACACCAGTATCGTCATTGTATTTCAATTCTGGATAGGCTTCAATAAGCCTTAGAAATACTTCTCTTTTAATCAACATAAATCCAGTTCCAGCATCATAAATTTCAAGAGCACCTTTATCTACGCGAATAGTATTACTTTTATTGCTGACAGGATTTACTACAAATCTTACGCTATTCTTTGCCAAGTCTTCTGCAGCAATTCCTTCGTTGACATTTTCTACAACTTTATTCCAGTTAATTTCCTTGATTGGATAAGCACCTGTCATAATATCTTTATCGTGCCAAAGCATTTTCAAAATATCATCTGGAAGAAATGCTAAGTCAACATCAATAAACATAAAATGTGTAAACTCTGGGTTTGCCAGAAATTTCGCTACAAGTTGATTTCTTGCTCTACTGATTAGTGAATCAGAAATCGTACTCAACGCGAACTTAAGTCCGATTTCTTTAAATCCCATTACTGTCTTAATCATAGACATAAAGAATGGTTCTGTTACTGACATATCGTAACAAGGTAGTCCTAGAAAGATTTGCCAATTAGCAATATCTTCTCTAGAAATTTCAATGGTTTGTTCTGTTGTTTCAAGCATTTCAATAGTATACACAAAAAAAAGCCCCTGCGCTTTATGACGCAGGGGCTTTTTACTTTTTTTTATTTAGTCAATTACTTGCTAACCTTAGCATTTGTCTTGACATTAGTAACTTCGCTTGCCTTAACAGTTGTATTCTCGTTATTGCTTGTCTTAGCAATAGCCTTGAAATAAAGCTTTGACTCAGAAGAATCGTGACGAATAATAACATCAAGATTCAATTTCTTTGCCTGAGCACGAATACGCTGCTGCATTGAATTGTATTGCTTACCTTTTACAATTCCGTCAATGCAAAACTTATCGCCAGACTTTGCCGACTCGTTAAGCGTATCAATAATCATTTGCAATTCGTGACTTACACGACCATTGCGAGTGATTTCAGGAAATGAATCTACTTTATTTACTGTGAACATTATGTTCTCCTTTTGGTTTTTTTTGTGTAAAAGAACCGAACGGTGTTCGGTGTTTTCTGTTAGAGATAACTATACACGCTCACAATGCCCAAGCAACCCGATTTGGCAAAAATAAATAAAAAAGTTTTTTGACTTAGAAATCTCCTGAGTCAATCTTTTTTGAAGCTTTTTGAGACTTTGTTGCCTCATTTTTTTGAATCATTTCTTCAAGCATCTTTATGCGGGCCTTCGCAATTACAATCTCTAGATTGAGATTTGAAACCTGCGTGTTAAGTTCTTGAATAATGAAGTTAATGTCTAACTGATTGTCCATTAAATATCCTCCAGCCATTTCTCATTGATATCAGACGGATTCATTTTACCATACCCTGGTACGAACTCCCCTTCAACTTTGTCAAAAACTTTTACTGTTCCAAAATCCTCTATGTCTTCAACTTGCTCCCATTCAGAATTAGGGCTAAGGATTTCAATTTCAATTTCCTGATCCATCGCTATATTCTGAATACAATTGTATACAGCGCCAGTTAAAGCATCTGCTAAGTCTTTTGAGCCGCTATTTGGGTGATCAATTTTATTATTAGAGAACAATCTTAATTTTAGAAGTTCTTCTTCAACCAAAAGTTCATTCCAATAACCTCTCAATCTTGTATCATAAATTGTAGTCATAAGAGTGTCATAATCCGTTTTCCTAACGCTATGGAAATCTGCATTGATACCATGAGCTCTTAAGCTTTGAATCATCTCAACAGATTGCCAGCGGTCAAATGTAACCAAACCAACATCAAATTTTCTACACAAATCAATAATCATTTGTCTTACATGACCAAAATTAATTTCTTGACCAGGACTTGCTTCCCAAGAATGAACTAAATCAACATTTACAACAGGTAATGTTTCAACACCCATTCCAGTTTTTACTTCCTTAAGTCCTGGGCTATGAACCATTGCTAATGCAGATCTATCTCGTTTCAAACCTAAGTCAATATGTATAAACCTTGTGTGACCATCTGAGTTATTAAACCATTTATGAAATTGACCATCTTCATCCATAGGATTACTTCCATACATAAAAGCTTTTCTAACTCTATCTGGATCTCTAAAGTATGCATCTTCCATATTTGGAGGCTCACATTCAAATCTTGCTCTTGCCTCAATTGGATTTCTAATATATTCAGACTCTAACTGTTCTCTTTTAATCGTTGGATTTACTTCCCAAGTTGCAGCCTTTATGAACCAAGTTTTTGGTTCTTCTTTTTGTTGAGCACCAAAATATCTTTGCTGAATAAAGTCACCTTTATATCTTGGGAATGAAAGAAGAATTACTTTTCCGACTTCTGGGAATCTGGACATTACAGATAACTTAGACATATTGTAAATTGCTGATGCAGATCCTTTTGATCTAGTTTCACCTCTTAATTCCGCATCTGTTTTAAAAGCAGAAATTTCGTCAAGAACAACAGTTAATACTTCATAACCTTCCCAACCTTCACTTTCAGAGTGACCAGAAAAACATCTTACTGGTCTAGAGAAGAAAAAGATTTCCGATACTCTTGGTTCAAATCCAACATTGTTAAAATACGGAGATGACAGTAATAAGTTTTTCAATGGTTCAAAGAAAACTCTTTGAGCTTGCTGTGCGTTAACAGCAAGGTTAAGAAGGTCAATATAAACTCCATTTGCCTTTCCATAATAAGACAAAGGATCTCTCAAACAATGAAGCAAATAGGCAGTATATGCAATTGAGATTCTTGAACAGTGATCTTTTCCCGAACCCTTTCCCAACATACATATAACTTCATTGTCTGTGTATTTGTTATAATATTCTTCACCTTCGGCTTGACCCATCAGTTTTTGTAGTGTATGCTTTTTCAAAATCTGAGTGGAATGACGAACGATTTCTAATTGAATAGGGGATAGCGGAGGCAAACCGAGAAACTTTTTATCTTGTACAAACACTTCAATTGGTACAGGTTCTTCATTAAGATCTTCTTGTTTTAATAGTCTATCAAAATCCTCTAAGTTAAGATTCATTCCAATAAAATCACTCATACGCACCTATTCCTTTAC